AAAAGTCAATCAATTGTATGAGCGCCAACACATCCACGCCGGTTTTGGCGACCGTGAGCGCGTTGGCCGACAGCGCGATCATGTTTCCCGTGAAGCCGAACGCCCGAGCCAGCCGGGCCGCGTCCTTGGCGAGCGCCATCGCTTCGCGTACTTCGGCGTTAGGAGCGACGCCGGGATTATCGTAGCGGCCGGTTTTTCGGATGGCGGGAAGGACTTCCTCAAACAGCCACCGCTCGAACCTTTCGGCTTCCGGCAGCGTGCAACCGAAAATCAGGCGGTACACGTCCGGTTCGGACAATACGCGCATTTCTTGAACGCCGCCCGCCGTTTGAATGGGGTAGCGTTTTGCTACCCCCTTGCAATGCAAATTTATGGCGTCGTTGTGGTTCGCATAACAAAGCGCTTCGGCAACATCTTTGCCGACGAACCACGGCTCGCCGTCCACGGTGACGGTGCGGACGGTGGCGGATTCAAACTGGAAGGGGATGATGCTAGAATTCCGGCTCGCCATCGCTGGCCTCCTGATCAGGTTGGATGTATGGAAGTCGCCGGCCGGGCTGGTTCTAACAGCCCGGCCGACGCACCTCGCAGTATACCCTACCTTCCAGCGTCAATCACTCACGCCGCCTTGGTCCGTATCGCCGGCGTGATGCGCGACTTGGCCGCGTACTCTTGCAACTCCTTCACCCGCTGCTCGATCTCGCCACGGTACGCTTCGGCGATGGCGCGGCGCTCGGCCGGCGTCAGGTTCGGGTCTTTCATCTCGGCCGTCATCCGCGCCTTGGTCCGGCTGATTTCCATGCGCATCCCGCGCAGGTTGTCGGCGCGGGTGAACTCGGGCGCAATCGGGTACAAATTCGCGCCGAACAGCCGGGCCACGGCCTGGGCCATGGTGGTGCGCGGTTCGCCGCGCTTGTCCACCTTGCCCAGCGCGGCCTCGGCCAGCTTGCCGGCGAACGGGGTTTGCCCTTGCGCCATGGCGGCGAAGTCCGGCCCCAGCACGCCGATGTCGGTCAAGAAGGTGGGCATGGCGAGGCGCCACGCATAGTTCATGATGCTGGCGACCTGGACGGCGGGCGGGTCGTAGCGGTTGGCGATTTCCTTCTTGGTGAAGTTGTCGGTGTTGGTGGCGATGGCGCTGGCGATGTCCAGCACGGGCGAACCGAGAACGCCGGCCGTCATGATGGCTTCGCCGACCTTGCCGCGAACGGCCTTGTTGCCGATGTCATAGAGCGCGGTCCAGGGCAGGAAGTAGCCGAAGTCCATCGCCTGCCAGCGGCCCTGTGCGTCTTTGTAGGGCAGCAACCAGGTGTGGCCTTTTTCCCGCTGCCACTTGGGCAACACGGCTTGCAGGCTCTCCACGTCGTCGTCGTCCAGGCCGTGCAGGGACGCCAGCAGGGCGGACAGCACATAAGGGATGGCCACGTAGGGCGCAAACCGCATCGGGTGTTTGGCGGCCGTCTCCAGCAGCATCGGGAGCGCTTTCGATATGAAGGTGGCGAACGGCATGCCCAGTGGCGCGTTGCGCAGGTAGCGCAGCGACGGCGACACCAGCGAGTAGTCGAACAGCGCGGCCTGGGCGGCGAGCGCGGCGTCCGACTCGCTGGCGCCCTTGCTCATCTCGTCGATGATCTTGGCGGTCTTGAACAGCGCCTCGCTGAACTGGTACAGGTCGCCGGTGAAGTTGTAGAACTTGTCGAACAGCAGGCGGGCCTTTTGCGTGTTGTTCAGCTTGCCGGCGCGGGCCAGCGAATCCTTGAACTCGGTGTTGATGCGCTGCAGCTCCTGGTTGGTGAAGCCGCTCTCGGTCACGCCGTACCGCTTGGCGACCTGGAAGTGCGCGCCGTTGTCGCGAATCTCGTTGAACGCCTGCACGATGCGCAGCGGGACTTTGGCGAACGGCACGCCGGACAGGTGGAGCAACACGCCGTTGCCGACGAAGTTGCGGATTTGGCCGGGCGGGTTGGCCGCGACTTTCGAGTTGTGCGTCGGGATAAACCCGTCGCCCGCCAAGAACAATTCCGATTCAGACGATACGGAGATGCACCGCACCGGGACAGACGGAACTTCGGTGATCGACACGATTTGTCGGGTGTTCGACCTTTGCGCGCTTTCCGGGCGCTGAGGCAGGCGATTCAATTTTCTCGTAAGGCGAAATACCGGCGTGTCTCGGTAAGCGGTGAACCCGATATTCCATGATGTGTTTCCTTGTTTTCCGGTGACCGCGTTTATCGGAATACGCTCCATAACCATCGGCTTATAGCCCAGCGACCTCAGCAGCTCCAGCATGTCGTCTCGCAAAGCGGGAATAGACGTGCTGAACCGGCACCTGACGCCGGTTTTCTCTATCGTTCCATCCGTGTCCATCAAACCTTGCAGCAACGCCATACGCTGCTCTGCTGACGCTCTGAGATAGATTTTCGGGATGTGCTTGTTATCGAACACGCCAAGTTCGCGCAATGTTTGAGGGATGCTGGGGTTCGTGATGTCCGATAGGTTGCCAGCTTTCCGCTCTTTTTCGCATTCCTTGCATCCACGATTATTCGGCCTCGCGCTTTCTGAACCGTGGCCGCGCAAACAGCCTTCTTGCTCTCGCTGGATGGAAAATACTTGCAGCCCGTTTTTTCCGATTGTCCCGGTCCCGCATTTGACTCCAGAGCTTTCGATGAGCGTCCGAATTTCTTCGGCTTCGTCTTTCCAGGCACAGACTCTAGCCGAATTTTTAACGCCATCTCCGAGCCATACTCCGAGCGCGTAAGGCGGAATCGGCAGATCGGCATCCAGAAGGATCAGCGGCTTCGTGACGGGTATCGAGTGCCGACGGTCGCCTCTGTCCGACGATAGCAGCGTATCCTTGATTTCTCTGGTAGAAAGAACCTTTTGTGTCTTTACGCTGTTGACTACCATCCACAGGTGATCACCATCGGCGACAATCGAAGTCCCGTCCGAAAATGCCACGCTGTAGCAATCCCTGTCGTGCAGAATTTCGTGAACCGCCAAAACGTCGCACGGTTTGCCGTCCTCGGAAAACACCTTATCTCCAACCTTGATGTCGCCCATCGTCGTCCATCCGCTCGGCGTGGGGATTTTGGTGTCGAGAGCGAGCGGCCATTTCCAAATCGCCGTCGCCCGCGACAGCGCGCCCCGGTCGCCGAGGATCGATTCGGCCAGACTGGCGTCGCCCGGCAAGCCGCCGCCGCCGACGATGTCGCCGTGGATTTGCTCCTGGACCACCATGCCGCGCAGCGCGCCGTACTTGGGCGTGTTCGGTAGCTGCCTCCAGCCCTCGGGAACGCCGTCGTAGTCTTTCAGCGCCCGGTCGGCGGTCTCGTCCATCTTGTCGGCCAGTTTCGCCGCCTCGGCCTTGTCGGCGTCGGCGTAGTAGATCATCTGCTTGCGGATTTGCGCGGCCTCGCTCTTGAGCCAAAACGGCGTGACCCGGTGGCCGTTCCAGTCCACCAGGGTCTTGGGCAGCACCCATTTTTGGTTCTGGCTGATCGTCTCGAGCCAGTCCAACAGGGCCGCGTCGCGCAGCTCGGTGCCGACGCCGTGCGACAGCAGATAGGCCGGGTCGCGGATTTCGCCCAGTTGCAGGCGGCGCACCTCTTCCGGGATGTCCTTGCGGTGCTTGGTCCAGCTCAAGTCCGGCGTGCGGCCGGTGCCGGTGCCGCCCATCACCCGGCCGATGGCGTCGTCGTCGAGCAGGTGGCGCAAGTACAGGCGCGGCAAATACTGGTCCTTGTACTTGTCGTAAGCGGCCTGGCTGAGAGCGCCCATCTTCACCAGCCGCCGGCCGATCTCGTCCACCCGCTTCTTGGCGTCGCGGGCTGCCGGCCGCATGGCGTCGCTGATCGCGCTCAGCGACGCGCCCGGCGTGGTGAGGTACTCGAAAATGGCCTTGCCGTCGGCGGCGCTGGCCTTGGCGAAGGTGTCGTACAGCGCCCGCGATTCCTCCTTGGCTTCGCCGATCTTGCCCTGCGCCAAGTAGCGCGACTTCATGTACTCGTCCAGATCGGCGATGCCGTACAGCGGGTTCTGGAGCCGCTTGATGAAGGTCTTGACCGTCGCCAGCGGCTTGCCGCCGCGCGCTTCCAGGGCGTGGCGGGAATCGGTCAGGGCGCGTTCCATCGACGGCATGGAATAGCGGAAATCCGGGCTCTCGGTCGGGCTCTCGTTGTCGGTGTACTTGGCCTGCTTGGACTCGAAGGCGATCACGTAGGGCGCCGCTCCGGGCGTGGTCACCACCGCGCCATCGTAGCCTTTCGCCATCAGCCGCTTTCTCATTTTGGCGGCGTCGGCCGGCGTTTCGATGGACACCAGGTCATCGTTCGACAGGAAGTAGGGCCGCTCGATCTTTGCGTTCAGCGCCAGCAGCCGGGAACCGTAGCGCGCCGCCGTCCGCTTGTCGGCGGTCATAAAGAACCCGAGCCCGCTGGTCGGGTGGCCGCTGGCCTGTCCGGCGCGGGTCTCGTCCCAGCGGTGGAACGCCGGTTTGTCGGTGCCGTGGTAGAGCGTGATCGGCTTGCCGTCGCGCGCCGTGATGCCCTCGTAGCCCTTGCCGAACCAGCGCATGAACGCGCTCTTGCTGGGCTGGCGGGCCTGGAACTGGGCGCGAACCGCCTGGAACTCGGCCCACAAGGCGTCCTGGTCTTCGTCGGCGGGCCGGCTTTGTCGCCGTATCTCATCGTTGATTTTTTTCAACATGAGGCGTACATTCGAACTGAAACCCGCCTGTGGGGAATTCCGGTCCTGTCCGGGTTCCCGCTCAATCCCGAAAGGGGCCTCCAGCGCGGGTTTCGTCGTTTCTAAGGTTTCCACCGAATAAATCGGGTTCGGCTGCTTGTCGCTGACCGTCTCTTTGACTGTCATTTTTACGGCCAAAACCTCACCATCAACGATCATGGCCGACACGTATCGATGGATGGCCTTGATGGTTGGTTCGCCTTTGGCGTCGTCGTGGCTGTGATCGAGCAGCGCGCTTTCAAACAGCGAATCCACGTTCGCTATCGCCATCGCGTGATCTTGCGGGCTCGTTGATTTCCCGACCGCGCTTTGGCTGGTCATTTTGGCGAGATTGGCGTTCGACACGGTCGCCGTCAATCGCGTCGCGTCGTTGACCAGCGGTTTTCCGACAAATTCGCGCGCTTTGTCTTTTGCTTCCGCGAGCGTCAACGCCGATCTTTCTGGTGTAAATGCGGCGATCACGTCATCGTTTCTGGAGTTTTTCGCACGAAATTCAATATTGCTCCGATAATCATGAGTTTTGCCGGACCGTTCCCGGAGCGCTCCCAAGGCCAGCGCGCGCAGATCGGCGGGCGTCAACTGGAGCCTGAACCCCATCCGGTACAGGGCCGCGCGGATGGCCGCCAGCACCTTGCGGACAAAGCCGTTGCTCGGCGGCGCGTACTCCACCAGGTACGCCACCAGCTCGCCGTCCACGTCATTGGGCGCCTCTTTCTTGGCCTGGGCCAGCGCCCGTTGCGCCGCCTCGTTGCCGGTCGCCGCCAGCCGGTGGGCCTGCTCCACCAGGTCGCTGAACGAGGGCGACCCGATGAAGTCCTTGAGCCCGAATAGCCGCAAGGCGGCGTGCGCCAGCCGGACGGTGGTCCGGTCGTGATCCATCATTTTGCTGTCTTGCAGCAAATGAATCTCTTCGTGCAGCGCCACGCTCAAGGCGTCGCCGTGCAAGTTCGGCGCGATCAGGTGCATGACGCCGTTCTTGTCGATGAACCCGGCCGCTCCGACGCCGCTGGCGTCGATGCCGTGGACTACCAGTTTGCCGGCTTTCTCCAGCGCGGCCACGCGGCGCTGGCCCAGCGCCTCGGCCAGCCGCTCGCGGACCTGGGCGACGGTGGACGCCGGCCGGTCGGATGCCTCGCGCGGTATCGAAAACCGGTTGCCTTCTATCGCCGCGATGAAGTCGTTCGCCGCCTGCTCGCTGGTGAACTGGAAGCCCGGCACGGCGCCCTGGCCGCGATACGAAGACCAGTAACCGCCCAGCTCCTTGGCTTTGGCCGCCATCGCGGTATAGGCGACGTTGCTGACCTTGTTGTCCAACGATACCGCGAACCACGGCACCGGCTTTCCGGCAGCCTGGCTCTTTTTGGCGTGGGTGGTGCGGTGCAGGGTGAGCTTGACGGCAAAAATCGACGACGGCGCGGGCGCCGCGCTCTCGCTGTATTTGGCATCCAGCGCCGAGCGCAACGCGCCCGAAATGGCCGCGTACCGGTCGAACGCCTCCTTGCCCTTGGCGGTCAACGCCATCATTTTTCGCTGGTTCGGTATCGCCATCCCGAGCGATAGCAACCGGTTGGTCGCGCGGTTCGGGACCAGTCCGCCCATCGTGCTGCGCCCCATCCTGACGAACGCGACGGCCACGTCTTGATCTTCTTGGGCGAGTTCGGGGACCACGCCGTCGATGGCGGCCTTGATGCCGTCTTTCGACAGCACCCGCCTGACGCCGTCGCGCCGCTCGGTCAACCAGCTCTCGTCGGACCGCGACACCAGATCACTGACGGTGGCGCGGTCGGCGGGCGTGGCCGCAGTCTCGGCTTTGTCGGGCTCGGCGGTCGGCTTGTTGCGCGGCTTGACGGACAGGTCGCGGATTTTGTCGAAGAACTCGCCGATGGTGTCGGCCGCGAAATCGATGCGGCTCTGGCCGTTCGGCGCGTCGGCCGGGTTCAGTTGCTTCTCCAGCACCAGCACCCGGGTCTTGACGGTCGTGCCCGCCCGCTCGAACACCACGGGCGGCAGGCCGAAGTCGGCGACGGTGTACAGGCCGTTGGCTTTCGCGATGAAGGCGCTCATCCGCTTGTCGGCGGTCGGGCCTTCCGGGTACAAAACGACGATGCGCCCGCCGTTCTTGAGGTGGCCGGCCGCTTTGTCCAGGTGGGCGATGGCGGTCGCGCCACCCAGCCCAAAGGGCGGGTTCATGACGATGGCGTCGTACTTGTTGGTCGCGTGCAGGCTCTCGAAGCCGTGATCGAGAATTTTGCCACCGCGCGCGTTCAGCCCGAGCTGCACCGACAGCTCGCGGGATGGCTCGACGAAGGTGTTGCGGGTGTCTTCCGGGAACCAGCGGGCGATGGCGCCGTGGCCGGCGCTGGGCTCCAGCATCGAGTCGCCGGTGGAAGCGTCCGCCCACTCCACCATCTTGAGGCCCAGCGGTTCGGGCGTGGCGAAGTAATCGACGCCTTCCCGCGACTTGTCCCGCGAGGTCCGCTTGCGCTGGCCGAAGTACAGCGCGCGCGCCACGTCGAACGGCGCGTCGGCGATGACCCGCGCGTCCGCCGCCTTGCCGCCCGTGCCCTGGTCGGTGCTCGGCGCGTCGGCCGCGCTGTTGAGGTAGGCATCGACGAACGCTTGCTCCAGGTTGCGTGCCGAGTCGCCCATCGCCAGATTTTCGGCGGTGCGCGCCCGGCTGGCGACGCGGCTCGCGAACATGTGTTCTTCAAAGCGCGTCCCGGTCTTGAGGTATTCGATGATGGCATCCGACTTCTGGCCAAACCGGTAAATGCGCCCCTCGGTCTGGATGGCTTCGGTCGGCGCGGTGGGCAACCCCAAGTCGATCAGCGCGCGCGGAATCTTGCCGGTGACATCGTGCAGGCTGATCCCTTCCTTGCCCGCGTCGCGCTGCACCACGATGACCTGGGCCGCGTCGTCGTCCCGGTTGAACTCGGCAATGGCGCGGGCGCGGTTCTTGCCGGTCTCTCGCCCGTTGAAGAATTTGGCCTTGTCGCCGAACTCTCGCTGGAATGCGGCGATCACCGTCGAGAGTTTGCCCAAATCCATGTTGACGAGTTCCGGGAACTCGCGGTTGAAACGGTCGATTTCAGCGTTCAGAGGCTTCGATTGAATATGCTCCGCATCGATATTCGGAAATTTGAACGGGTGCTTGTTGTCGCCTTCGATGTAGTCGTGAAAGATCACCACCTTGCGGCCCAGCGCGATGTGCTGCCGGGCGCGCTTGGCCGCCGATTCTGCCTTGATGGCCTCCAGCAAGCGCGACTTGGCGAGGAAATCAAGACGATTTTTCAGCACGTCCGCCAGCAGCGGGAACTTGTCTTGCTTGTCGTCCCGGCCGTCCTTGTGGTAGCCGTTGATGATGTCGATGCCCCTGTCGATCTGCTTGCCGATCTCGCTGTTGTCGGCGACATCCACGAACTTCCGCGAATAGTCCTGCTCTACCTCCAGCTTGCGGCCGGACACGGCGCCGGTCCGCTTCAGCCATTCGTGAAAGCGACGCTCCATCAGGTCCACGTCAACATTCACGTCGGGTTCGGTCAACTTGCCGGTCCGCATCCGATAGCCGAAATGGCGGATGAGAAACGCCTGTTGGGCGTTGGGCTGGTTGTAGCCGTAACCGGGCGTGAAGCCGTCCTCGTAATCGAACAGCAGCTTGTCGGCGTAGTCCAGGCTCTTGTGATAGGCGAACGGGGTGGCCGACAAAAAGACGACTTTCGGCCTGGGTTTGGCGCTCAAGTCTTGCGCGATTTGAGCGATTTTCTCGTTGATGCGAGACAGATCGGACCTGTCCTGCTCGCTCAAAACCGAATTCTCACCTTTCGCCTTGTTGACCTTTTCGAAGATTCGATCTCGGGTCGCCCGCTCGTCTGCGGTCAAGAAACTGGCCGCGCGATTGCTGATGGCGCTATTCGAGTGCAGCGTGAGCCGTTCGTGCCGGTCCTGGTATACCGTTTGATTGCCGGCTTGGTTCGACGCCAGCTTGTGGGACTCGTCGTAGACGATGGCGTCCCAGTCGCTCCGGTCCAGCGCGTCGTTTTCGTACAGGTTGGCGTAAGTGGTGATCACTTGGTCCTTGCCTGCCGTCTGGGTGTCCGGCAGCAGGGCGATGTCCAGGCCGAGGTTTTTGCCGTCCTCGATCCAGTCTTGGGCCTTGGTCTGGCTGGGCACCACGATCAAGATGTTGCCTTTGCCCATCTTGACCATGCGCTTGATGACGCCGAGACCGGTGTAGGTCTTGCCGGTCCCCGTCGCGTTGGTGAACAAAATGCCGTTGGCCGACTCGAAGCGCTGCTCGGCTTTCAGCACGTCGTCCTGTTGTTCGGGCAGCAGGTAAGGCAGGGTGGCGCGGATGTTCTCGATGTCGCCGGACTTGGCCGCGACGGATTCGGCGACGCGCTGCGCCTCCAGCTTGGCCGCATAGTCCAGCCGCGCCGGCTCGATGGTCTCCGGTTCGGCGTGCGACTCGGCTTCGGCCAAGTCGATCACGCCGTTCTGCACGTCGGTGACGAACCGGATGGCGTAGGGCTTCATCGCGGCGAGCGCGTCTTTTTCGTAGCCCACGCCCATCATCGCCTGGATCAGCAGGCGGATGGCTTCGCGCGCGTTTTTACCGGCCTCCTTGAAGTGACCGATGGCCTCCTTGAAGTGCGGGACCGCCTGCCGGTAAGTGTCCTCGTCGAAGGTCAGGCCGGACGAAAACTTGCTCTTGCCACCGAACAGCGTGGCCAGAGCATCCATGGTCTTCTTGAGCCCTTCGGTGACCTCGACCGCCGCCTGTCCGGCCTTTACGCCGGCATCAGCGGCCTTAGCAGCTCGGCCAGTGCCTCCAGATTTTCCTCGCGCAGATCGAACTCTTTCGCCGCCAGGTTGACCGCCTCGGCCACTGTCGCCAGTTCCGGTAGCCCCCCGTCCAGGTCGGACTGTTCCGTCTTTCGCCGATACTCCGCCAGCGCGCTTCTTTCCAGGCATAGCGGCAGGAGCGTTTGATACGCCAGCACCACCTTGTTCGGGTAGCCCGCCGCCCTCATCTGTTCTGCCTGCTTTTCGAGCGCTTCGTCCAGCTCTTCCTCGTCCAGCCGGAACATTCTCTGTCCCCACTCCGTTTTCAGCTCGGTCGCTTTCGCGATCTCGTTCCACAGACTCGCCGGTGCTTGGTGCATTCGCGAACGCCTTCTCTAGTTCTTCGTCGAAGATTTTCCCGAGGTCATCTTCTTGGCTCGGACCTTGTTCTGCCGCTCCAGGGCTTGTCCCCGGCGCACCATCGCCGGGTCGTCGTGTTTCGCTCCCGCCTGTTGCGCCGCTCGGGCGAGCAGGGTTTCCACCAAAGAAGGCGGACTGCTGCTGTTTTTCGGGTCCACGGTGCTTTTTCTCCAGCGTGTCGATGATGTCGCCGACCGTCACGGCCGGGATGTCGGCAAACAGCGGGTCGCCGGGCTTGACGCTTTTGGCGAGGTCCGCGTAAGTGTTGAGCAGTCCCGCGATCTTGTCGCGCGAAATCTGCCGCTTGAGGTCGTCGTCCGCGAAGAACAGCCGGACGATGCGCTTGGCCGGCGGCGACACGTCGTCGCCGAACATGCCGCTTTGCGCCAGCAGCTCGGACAGCGTCCGGTTCTCGCGCCGCGCTTTGGCGACCAGTCGCGCGGCCTCCACCACCTCGGCCGAAATGTCGGTTTGCGGCAGCACCAGCCCTTTTTCGATCTTGCCCTTGAGCCCGACCATGGCGGGCGCCGAGTCGAGCAGGGCGCCGCCGATGGCCTTGATGTTGTTGTCCGTCGATTCCAGCAGTGCGCCCAGCAGGGCCGAATCGGGGTAGGCTTTCGCCAAGATGGCCGACTCGATGCGGCGGATGCCTTCCTGGTTGAGCATCCCGTCGGCGGTCCGCATTTCGGCCGCTTCGTCGGGCGCCACCTTGCCGATGAAACCGCGCACGAACTCGGCGTTCGCCAGCGTGGTCAAATCGCCGCCCTTGTACTGGTCCAGCAGCTCACCGTTCATGCGGCCGGCGTGGACCATCGCCCGCTCGGCCGGCGACATGCCCAGCGTGTTGCGGGCGTTGGCCTCTTCGGCGAACGCCTTGCGTTGACCTTCCGTCATGGCGGTGGTGCGGCGCCGCACCAGCACCGGTTGGCGCATGTCGGCCGTCGAGAGCCCTTTGCTCTCGATCATGACGCGATAGGCGTCGGCCCGGTCTTTTAGCCGCTCGCGGCCGTACACTTCGCGCAAGGCCATGGTGCGGCCGTTGCCCGACTCCACCACGTTGTCCGGCCCGACGATGGGGGCGCCGTCGGACGCCAGCCGGCTGTCCGCCAACTGCTGGGGGTCCAGCTTGCCGGCGATGGCCGCCACCTGGTCGGCCGACGACAGCCGGGAGCGGTCGCGCGGTTGCAGCGCCTTGGGGAACTCGGCCCGGTCGCTGGTGATCAGGTCGTCCAGCTCCACCACTTCGAACTCGGTGTCGATCTGCCGGCCCGACGCGGTCACCACCTGCTGGCGCGGGCGGTCTGGCGCGGGCGCTTTCGCCGCCTCTTTTTTGGCCTGCTCCTTCAACCCGGTCGGCTCGTCGCCTTTCGCGTAGGCGACGGTCTTCCAACCGTCCTTTTCCCTTCTGGCCTGCTCGCCTTTCGAAAACTGCCCCAGCTTGATGGGCTCGTCGGCCGTCCCCGGCTTGTAGCCCCACAGGATCAGGTCTTTGGGTTGCTGGGCTGGCGGCTTGGGCTTTTTTCCGCGTTGCTCCAGATAGCGCCGCAGGTTTCTCGCCATTTCGGCGGCGGTTCGGGCGCCTTCGTTTGACGTGGCGGCGCCCGTCCTTCTTTTGCCGTCGGATATTTCCTTGTCCGGCGCGCGACGCAGCGATTGCACGGCGCGCTCTTCCTTGTCGATCATGTTTTCGATCTGATCGTCGGACAGGGCGCCATAGCGCGAATCCATGTCGTCAAACCATTCCTTATCGGCCTTTTGATCGCGCTCCTGTCGCGTCATCAGTTCGTTTTTGTTGGCCGACTCATGCGCTGTAGTGGCGCCATCAATCGCGCCATCTTTCGAGTTGGCAATATACCAACGACCGCCGGGTTGCATTTTGTAGCGCCACTTGCCGCCAAACTCATCGATCAGATCGAGCTTTTTGAGTTCGTCGAACGTGGGCGCTGGCTTCTTCGCTGCTGGCGCCTGGAACGCTCGATCCCACGCCTTCCAAATATCGGCGCGCGGCAGTTCGTCGATCCGGTCGAGCGTGCCGATTCGGTCCTTGCTCGGATTGATGCCGGCCGCCTTGGCGAACGCCTTGACCTGGTCGTCGGTCAGCGCGTTCCAGTTCTTGTAATCGTCGGCGGGGTGGGGCGGCTGCGGCGAGGCGTCGCCATAGGTCCGGGTCGCGGGCTTTTCCGTCTCGAACCCGAGGAACATGCCGCCCGTTTTCTGGTACTGCCGCTCGGCGATGGCCTCCAGCGCGTCGCCGTCGCCGGCTTCGATGGCGGCCATCATTTCGGCTTCCGTCGCGCCCATGTTGACGGCGTCGCCGATCAGGTCGGCGCGCTCCCTTATCGAGCGGCTTTCGTGGTTGCGGGCGACATCGTTCAGGCGCGAGATTGCCGCATCGCGATCTTCTGGCGTCGCGTAGGGGTTGGCGGACCGGGCGGCGGCCGGCGGCGCTTTCAGGTCAGGGTAATCCGAGAAAACGCGATCAGAAACGTTTTCTTTTCTTGAAAGCGCCCGCGCGATGATGTCGCGATGCTGGTTCTTGAGCGCTTTCCAATAGGCTGGCGTTTTTGCGGCTTTGTCGGGAAATCCGTCAGGCGTCGCCTCTTTCCGGTATTCCTCCCACGTCATTTGCCACGGTTGATTTTTGATAGTTCCCGGCATTTTTCGGGTCGGGCCGTTTCTGACATCCGGCGGTTGATAGCCTTCGATGCCTTTTTCCAACGATCCGCGAAACTCCCGTTGAAGGGCGGGCATTCCGTGGCGCCCGACAAAATCGTCTAGCACAGAATCGGAAATGCGGCCCTCTTCGGCTCGCGCTCTGAGTGCATCGACCCATTTCGATCCCTGTTCCTTCTTGAAAGCGTCGGCGGCTTCCGGGTCTTCCCGGTAGGCGTCCGCGTAACCCGATGCGTCGATCCTGGACTGGGCGAACTCGTCTAGCGTCATTTTCCATGGCGCTTTTTCTGGTGCCGCCGGCGCCTCGGCGGCAGGAGCGGGAGCGGGCTCGGGCTCGAACAAGCGCCCTTCCGCCCGGGCGGGCGCGGCCTGAACGTCAGCAGTCCGGCTGGGCCGGGTCATCAACTCGTCCAGCGAGCCGAATCCGCCAGTCGAAGGCTGGGCCGCCGGTGCGGGTGCGGGCGCTTCGCCCAACAGGCCGCGCAACAGCCGTCGTCCTTCGGCCGCCTGCGCCTCGGCGGCAGGGATGGGAGCGGGCAATTGCCCTTCCGCCCGGGCGGGCGCGGCCCGGACATCGGCCGTTCGGCTGGGCCGGTTCATCAACTCGTCCAGCGAGTCAACCCCGGCCGAGGGCTGGGCCGCCGGTGCGGGCGCGGCCGGCGCTCCCAACAGGCCGCGCAACAGCACATTGCCGCGCTGCGCTTCCTGCTCCCGGATGGCCTGCTCGCGGTTCGCGAAGTCGGCCGATTGCGCCAGTTCGCCAAGCCGCTGGCGGTCCTGCTCGATACCCTGCTGTAGCTCTTGTTCGTTCGGCGCGCGGTCGGTCGTGAGCAAGTCGCTGTAGGCGTCCCGAGCGGGCGGAGCGGCGCCCTCCAGGCCAAGCGAGTATCCGGGTTCGCCGGTCGGCGTGGCTGCACCCATGGCCGTTCGCCGCGCGACTTCGGCTTCCACCGGTGCGATGGCGGCGTCCAGGTTCTCGACGGCACTCTTGGAGAGATTGCCGGCGTCCTTTATTTGCGCCGCCCGGGCCAGCACGCCGGACAGCGCCTCGTCGGGCGCGTTCACCAGGGCATCGGTGACCGGGCCGGCTTGGGTCGCCAGCTCGCCAGCGGCGGCGTTGTTGCCGCGTCGCTCGATGGCCTGCCCGACCAAATGCCCGCCCTTTGCCGCCGCACCCATGAGCCCGACGGTCGCGAGGGTAGCGGGCGCCACATCTTTCGTCGCCTGCCATAGCCCTTCGGCGCCCTGGTACTGCTGCGGCGCGGCGGCCATGGCGGCGACCGGGTCTTGGCCGGCCAACATGGCGTCCTGGTACGCCTGGGCTTTCTGTTGATCGTTGCCCTGGGCGTACTGCGTGACGCCTTCGGTTCCAACTTCCGTCGCGGTTCCAGCCGCCGCCGCGCCCAACCGTTGCAGCAGGGACGGCACCGCTTTCATGCCGATGTTCAGCGCGACTTTGCCCAAGCCCAGCATCGCGGCGTTGCCGATGGCCTCCGGGCCGGCTTCCCACAAGCCCGTGTTCTGGGCCACTGGCAACAGCTCGTCGTAAGCCCGCTGTTTCTCGGCCTCGTCCAGCGGTCGGCCACGCTGCTTGATCGACTCTTCGTTCAGTCCCGCGAACGCTTCGTTCAACAGCGACGCGCCAGCCATGCGATAGCCAGCGGTGCCCGAGGCGGCGCCCGCGCCCAGCATTCCGCCGACCAGCCCGGAGCCGGGAATGGGCACCGCCGCTTGGGTCGCTGCACCGGCGCCGATGGCAGCAGGGATGGCGCTCAGCATCGACACGCCCGAAAAGCCGATGCTGGGGATGGCTTCCCGGATCGATTCTCCGATGCTGGAGGATTCGCCCTTGGCTTGGAGTTCGGCGATGCGTGCGTTCGCTTGTTGCTGCGATTGCCGCCCTTCCGCTTGCCAGCGCTGCGCCCAGTCCGGCGCCTGGTCGGGCCGGTCCAGGCCGGTGTAGGCTTGCGCGAGAGCCGATTTGAAGCCGGGGACGAGATGTTGCGTTGCGCCTTCCCAGAGTGCCGACGCCGTGTCACCGGCCGAGAAGAACGGTTTGGGATTGGGCTCGGGCGCTTGCGGCTGCGCTTGCGGGACGGTGACGGGCGGCGGCAGAAAAGCCGCGAGGTTCGGCGCCGGAAGGTTCGAGTAGTCCGGGCCGACCAGGGCTTCGGTGTCGATGGGCTCGAAGTTGCGCGGCGTGGGCACGACCGGCTTTTGCTGCGGCGCATCAAACGCGGACAAGTCCCAAGTCGCCATACTTCACCTCGATCAGTCGATAGCGGACGCCAGTTTTTCGATTATAAATCGTTGCCGACCGATTGTATCGACTTGAAAATTTGATCAGGCCACCAGTGGGGCAACGCCGGAGATTATGCGCAGCGTTTCATGTCCGTCGTGTTCTTGGAATCCGCGCCTCTCAATCACGCCGCCCTATCCAGGCGGTCGGCGTGATTGAGTTTTTCGGCGACGGTTCGCGCTTCACCGGGGATGCCGGCCACTTTCGCCGGCAAGTTCAAGGTCCCCTCCACGCGCAGCAACCCGATCCCCTCGGGTTGTTTCGACTCGATGGCGAGCCGCAGTATGTTCCTGGCCGCGTTCACGTCCCGGTCGTGGACGGCGCCACACGCCGGGCACGTCCAGACGCGAACCGTCAGCGGCATCTTGATGGCCCGATGGCCGCAGTCGCTACAGGTCTTGCTGGTCGGCGCCCAGCGGTCGATCACCACCGCTTCGCGCCCGTACCACTTGGCCTTGTACTCGATTTGCCGCCTGAGCTCGCCCATGCCCACGTCCGAGATTGCGCGGGCGAGGTGGCGGTTCTTCACCATGCCCTTGACGTGCAAATCCTCAAGCGCAATCACATCGGCGCGCTTCACAATCTCCGTGGTGGTCTTGTGCAGGAAATCGGCGCGACTGGCGGCGATGTGGGCGTGAATCTTCGCGACGCGGATACGCTGGCGGTTGCGCCGATGGCTGCCCTTCTTCATCCGCGCCAAGCGGCGCTGTTGCCGCTTGAGGTGTTTCAGCTTGGCTTTGAGGTGGCGCGGGTTACCGGACTTGTAGCCGTCGCTGGTGACCGCCACGTCGCAGATGCCCAGGTCTACGCCGACGGTCCGGCCGGTGGGCGCCAGCGGCTTGATGAATTCCTCGCACCCGAACGCCACGAAATACCGGCCACTGGCGTCTTTGCAGACCGTCGCCATCTTCGGCGTGCCGGCCGGTATCCGCGACCAGCGGACCTTGAGGGCGCCCAGCTTCGGGAGCTTGAGCAGCGAGCCGGCCGCGTAGGTTCGGCCGATCTGTCGCTGATCCAGTTGATACCGAACCGCCTGCTTGTCGAAGCGGCCTTTGAACTTCGGGAACTTGGCGCGGCCCTCGAAGAAATTTTTGAAAGCCTTGTCCTGATCGATGAGCGCCTGCGTCAAGCACGCCCGCGTTCCGGCGCTCAAAAACTCGTAGCCCGGTTCCCGAGAAAGCTGCGTGATGGCCGCGTCCAAAGCGCCCGCGTCCACCGTCTTGACGGCCCGGACCTCGCCGGTCTTGCGGTTGACCCGCTCGCCCAGGTCAACCCGACCGTGCAGCAAGCGCGCTTGCTGGCGGGCGAACAGGCCGAGGTTCCACACGAACCGCGCATTGCCGAACTCCACCGCCAACTGCTGGCGCTGTGCGGCGTTCGGATAGATGCGGAACCGGTTGGAGCGTTGTGTTATCATGCTGCAACCTTAACACAACGGCAGGCTAACTACAATGGAACGAGTCCCGCTCAACGTGCGGATAGACAGAGACTTGCGAGAGAAGCTACAAGAGATTGCGCGGGAGCAAAACCGGACCTTGAGCAATCTGGTAGAAACGGCGCTGTTGCAGGTGGTGGCGGCCACGGGACGGGACGCGCGAACGCCACCGAAAAACCGGCGCGGATAGCGAAATCGAAGCCGGTGGACGGCCCGCTCCGGGCGAACCGGCAAGCGCGCCACGCGCTACGCGGCCGGTTCGGTCCCTACGCGATGCCTTCTACGACCACCGGGGTCGTCGCGCATCCGTGCGCTCCTTCAGCGAGGCCGGGTCCAGCTCGATTCTGGACACCAGCGCCGACAGCAGCGACCGCCAGCGCTCGGGCGAGAGCTGGTGCAGGTCACCGGCGATGTCGGCCAGCAGCGCGGTCACCTTCTTTTCGTCCATGGTGTCGATGACGGTAGCGTGCAGCCGGTCGCGCTCGTCGCGCTCGCGCTCGGCGACCAGCACCTTGCGTTGCGCCTCCAGCTCGTTGATCTTGCGGACCGCGATGGCCGGGTCGGCGACGCTGACGGCCAAGTCCATGGCGCGGCTAATTCGCTTTTCGATTTCGGCGATCTCGGCGTCGCGCTCGGCGTTCTCGGCCGATGGCTCTGGCGGCCTGGACGCGGCCACGAGGTCGCGGATCAGGTCGCGGCTTTGCAGGTCGGCCACGATCTGGCCTTTGACCGCTTTTTCCAGCTCGTCCAGGTTGACGTACCTTCCCTTGGCCTGGGTGGTCGCGTCCGGCTTGACCCGGTAGCGCTTGTCGCGCCACCCTTCCCACGACCGACCGTCGGGCGCGTACAGGAACCCGGTCAACAGGTAGTGGCTCAAGCCCTGTTTGGCCAGCGACACCGCCTGGCCGATGGTGCTGGTGCGGAGCTGGTGCAGGATGGCTTCGGCCTCGCGGTCGGCGATCAGCGCCGGGTGGGTGTCCCGCTGGATGACCCATTCGTCGGGCGGCCGGAACCTGGTCTTTTTGCCTTCGCCCGCGTGCCGGTTCCAGACCGTGTGGCCGGCGTAACAGAGCGCGTTCCACTCCATCCCGATCAATCCGCCCGGGCTCCAGTTCGCGCCGGCCTCTTGCATGGCCACGTTGCGGGCCGCGCCCCGCGCTTTGGCTTTCAGGTAGCGCGCCACGGCGGGCGCCTCTTCGTTGGGCTCCAGCACGGTCTTGGTCACCGGAACCCCTTCCCGCGAGGCGCCGATTTCCAGGGTTTTCAGCCGGTAGCCGCGCGGCGCCCGACCGCCCGCCCGGTAGCCCTGCTTGACGTTCTCGGCCATGCCCGCCAAGCCCTTCTCGCGAGAGATCAGCGAGTGAACCTCGTCCATGGCCTCGAACACCGCTTGCAGGATCACGGTGGTGATCGGGTCCGTTTCCGGCACCTTGGCGTAAACGATGTCGATGGCCTGCTTTTTGGCTTCGTGCTTGAAAATCTGGGCGACATAGCGACGCCGCGAGAGCCTGCTGGTGTCCGTCACCAGCAAGGTAGCCCAGCCGCGCTTGTGCTCAGGTTCCTTCATCGCCCGCAACAGCGCCTGGAATCCCGGCCTGAACTCGGTTTTGCCGGACTCAACGGCGTCGGCGTACTCAACGGTAATCGTCCAGCCGCGCGACTCGGCCAGCGCCGCCAGTTCCCTGCGCTGGGCGTCGATGGACACGGATGCCCGGTCTTTGCTGCTGCGCAGATAGATCGCCACGTTCATCGTTCTTTCCTGCTGAAACTTTAGGTTCCAGCAGTATACTCGCAATCTGTCCGAAGGTGATAGGAGGGACGCCAACACTAGGCAGCATTTTGATCACGGCCCGTCTCCAGCATCTCGATGATGTTCGCGCATCGGTCGCTCGCGCGCTCATTTCCTAAAAAATGCAAAATATCTTCGGCGACCGACAGCATTTGAACCGCCATATCCAGCGCTTCGCTTTTGTTCATGACTCCAGATTCAATTGCGTCCGCCATAACTTCACAATATTTTTCGCTTATTTTTCTTAACTCGATGTTCATTTAGGGTCCACCTCCAAGATGTCGGCGCGGTGCCGGTTCAAAATCCAGCCCATCAACTGGATGGCGGTGCCTTCCATCATCGCCGCGTCGCCTTTGTGGCGTGCGAGGGTCGCGGTCGCTTCCACCAGCACGGTGTCTGCCGGGATGGCGCGGGCTTTCTGGCGCTCGGCCGCGCGGTGGATGTCGGCGATGATGCGGTTCGAGATTTTTTTGATCACGTCGTTGTGGTTCACAGCGGGTATTCCTTGTTAGTCATCTATCAGCGATGGCTGGCATTCGACAGCCAAGCGTCGCCGCGATGTTTCTACATACTGCGCGTCTCGCTCGATGCAAATACAATTTCGCCCGAGGTTTTTTGCCGCGATTCCGGTTGTCCCGCTCCCGCAAAAAGGATCGAGCACCATTCCGCCGGGCGGACACACCACCCTGATCAATTGCTCGATCAGGTTTACCGGCTTTTCTGTTTGGTGCTCTTTGTTTTTCACTACGCGCGAACACCTCAACACGTTGGAAATGCTCTTGTCGTAGTATTTCGGGCTCCCGGCCGTAAAGTGCAAAATAACTTCGTGTTGCACTCTGAACCCCGTACCGAGACCCATGCTGCCCTTGTCCCAAATCACCATGTTTTGATAACGAAACCCCGCGCTTTCGATGGCCGGAGCCAAGTTGGGCACCATTCGCCAGTCGCAAAACACCAGCATCGACCCGCTTCCGCGCAAGAGCCTAATCGACTCTACCGCCACCGAGCGCAACAAAAATATCAGCCCGGCCGTTCCCATGTTGTCGCCCACGAACCAGCCAAAGCGGGAGATACTGCTTCCTCTGAGACCCTGTCCTTTGGCCGCGCTGCGATTGGCTTCGCTCACCCCGCCGCTGCAATACGGCGGGTCCATCACCACCGCGTCAATGCTGGCATCGGGCATGCTTTCCATGACTTGAAGCGCATCGAAGGAATCCATGGATGGATGACGACCCTGCCGGTTGAAGAAGGCGTTGCGTAGGGGCTTGGACTCGCCCGCCTCGATGTGAGGGTGTGGCGAGACCACCCGGAGCACGCCGTCCGGCGGCGTTTGATGATTCCGTTGCGCCATCATTCGTGCTAGAATCAACATTGGGTTAGGGTATGCGGTTAGGTAAAGAAGACCCGGAAGATCCTGTAAAACCCGCCGGGCGGAAGTTGCGAAAGCACTAGGGGTGGTAGGCCCCGAAGTTACGCGCGTGGAGTGGCAAAGCCCACCTGTCGGTATGCCGGCGGGGCTACGAGGAAGCGCGAATGCGTCAGACGAATGAACCTCGTCAGGAACGAGGTGAAATTCAGTCATGGCGCAACTCCAAACCATCGATTCGCATGAAGCACCCGACCGGGAAATAGGTTTCGTCGAAATTTTCTCGCTCGCGCATAAACGACCACCATTCACCGAAGGTCTCGAACGCCATTTTGCGCGCCTCGTCGATGTCGGCTGCCTCGATTTCAACCCATCCGTTCGGCGTGACCGGTATGCCGGACGGGTGCGGTTCGTCGAAATATCTCTGTCCGAAGGTGAGGCAAAAGGTGGTCATACGGCTTCTCCTTGAGTGATGGGTGCCAACTCGCACCGGACCAGCTCGGAATATTTGGCGCCGGGCCGGTACAGGACGTGGACGTTCGTGACGCGGCGCAGCGTCAAGCCCATTTTCATCCACAAAAACAGCTCGCCGATGCTGGTGGGCGGAATGCAGTCGGCGTCGGTGCGCTCCAAAAACCATTTCTCGGCTTTGCGCCTGGGCAGCGAACCGATTGGGTGCTCGAAGCACACCCATTCGCTCGCCACTTTGAGCAAGCCGGCGTAATAGTCCATCTGCAGAGTCGGGATGCCGGATTTTCCAAGATGGAACGTGAACCGCGTACCGTTTACCGGAACCACTTTCACCCGGCTGCCGGACCGCGACAGCGCGGCGATGATGGGCTTGCCGTTCAGGCCGATGGGAACTTTCTCTTTTTCGGCGGGCGGGAACTCGTAGCCACACTCGCACACGCTCGCCTGGATCGGAACTTCGGCCTCGCATTGCGGGCAGGTTTTCGTCGGCTGCGGCTTCTTCCAGTCCGGCTTTTTGAGTCTGAGCCGGTCTATCGGACCGTGCCGGCTCACGTTGCCGACGTAGTCAAGCACCAGGCAACCGCGATGGTCCGCCAGCTTCTCGGCCGTCGGGCGCATGCCTCGGCCCATGATCTGGCAGTACAGGACCGGCGAAAGGGTCGGCCGGGCCACGATCAAACAGTCCGTGTTGGGCGCGTCGAAGCCGGTGGTGAGCACGCCGACCGACACCAATGCCGTCAGGTCGCCGGCCCTGAACGCATCGATCAGAGCGGCTCGCGCGTGCGACGGGGTGCCGCCGACCACCAGCCCGGCCTCGACGCCGCGCGCCCGCAGCCCGTCCGTCATCGCCTCGGCTTGCGCCACGCCGGCACAAAACACCAGCCAGTGGCGGCGACCGTCGGCGCGGGCGGCGGGCACGGCTTCGTCCAGGATGGCGTCAACCACCTCTTCGCGGGCCATCAACGCGCCCATCTCGTCCTCCCGGTAATCGCCGTTGCGCTCGTGCAGCTCCTTTAGATCGACGGTGTAGCCGGTCTTGGCCGGCCACAAGGGCGCCAGATAGCCGCGCTCGATCAAGGGCATCAGGCCGATCTCGTGGACGATCTCGTCGAACAGCGACTCGCCGCCCACCACCAGGTCATACCCGCCGCTCTTTTCTTTGGTGCCCGGCACATGCCGGAACGGAGTCGCCGTCAAGCCGAGCACCTTCAAGTCCGGGAAGATGCCTTTAAGGTCGGAGATGAAAAAGCGGTACGTCCCGACATCCTTGACGCTGACCCGGTGGCACTCGTCCACGATCACGATCTCGATGGGCCGATGATGGTTGCTGAGTCGCTTGGCGATGCGGTGAACCGACTGGATGCCGGCTAACAGCACGTCGCTGTCCGTGTCCCTGCTGTTCAGGCCGGCCGAGTGAACGCCGATGTCGCCCTCGGGCCACAGCCGGGCCAGCTTGTCGGCGTTCTGCTGCAACAGCTCTTTGACGTGGGCCAGCACCAGGGTCCGCCCGCCGTACAGTTCGGCGACGCGGCGAGCGATTTCTGCTAAAATCAAAGACTTGCCGCTACCCGTTGGCGCGACGATGACCGGGTTGCCGGTCCCGCCGCGCTCGAAATAACCGAAAAAGGCGTCGGCCGCTTCGGTCTGGTAGTCGCGCAGGTTCACGGCGACCGCTCCACCCGCTTGACCTCGGCGCCGAACCGCGAACGGATTTCGGCGATGTCGGGCGAGTCGATCAGGTCCAGCCAGTCGAGTTTGGCGTCATCGTCCTGGCAGGCCAGCGACGCGGCGCGGATTTCGACGGACAGGAACACGCCGTCGGGCACGTCGTCGCCGCGATAGCCGTTGGAAAACTCCCGGCCGTTGGCCTTCATCCGGTAGCGCACCGAACCGAGTTCGTCGTAGCCGACCACGTCGGCGAAGTGGGCCAACAGATGAGGGTGGTACATGTGCGCTTTGCAGCCCGCGAGCTGTTCGGCGTAGTCCAGGTTCCGGTCCAGCAGCTCGCAGCGCCACGGTGGCGCCCCTTCTTCCACGCTGGGCGTGCTGTGTCCGCAGGTGCGGCAGGTGACCTTGGGCGCCTCCCGTGTCCCGTGACACAAGGGCTTGTAGTCGCACCAGCGACACTCGAAATGCTCTGGGTTATCGCTTGGTTTGAGCGGCGGGCTGTCCATCTTGATCAGCCGCTTGGCGCGCTCCAGCGCCCATTCGACCACCTCGGGCTGGCGGCGGGTGCGGACGCTGACCGTGCTGCGACAGCCGGGCGAGCTGCACGTCAGGTAGTGCCGGTCGATGTCCATTTGGGCCATGTACACCTGGGCCTGGACGAAGTAGACCGCATCCCACTGCTCCAAGGCGTTGTACGGGTCGGCCGCGACCAGGGCCGCCAGCTTGGCCTGCTTCTTTTCGTTGACGGCTTTGTGCTCCCAGACATGTAGGTCTTTCGACTGTTTGAGCCCTTGGATGATGCCGTCCAGGTTGCCGCGAAAGTGGCCGTTCAGGATAGCGAACCCGATCTGCTGTCCGGGATGGTCCGGGTCTTCGGTCCACAGTTGCAGCCCTTCCACCAGCCGCAGGCGAGCGGCCTGAACCGCTTCGCTGGCGTGGCCATCCGCGATAGCTTTCAGGCCGGGCGCGGCGATGCGCGGCGGTCGCGCCCAGCGGAAACCGAGCCACAAAGCCCGGTCGCAGGCTTTGCCGATGGCCGAGGCGCCAAGGTAGGGACGAGGGTAACGGCTCGCGCCGTCCCACTCGTCCGCCTCGAGCGCCCTGTCAGCGGCTTCCAGAGTCGGATCGATGACAGGGAGAGTCGCCATGTCAGGCTCTCACGTCGTCCTGTTGAGCCTCTTGTTTGGTCGCTTCCGCGCCATTGCGGCGCCACGGCGCGGCCATGCCGGGAGCCGGTGCCTTGGTGGACGCGAGCGGCGGTTTTGCCGCTGCGGCCACGGGCGCCCTTGGCGATGGCGCGGTCGCGACCGGCGCCTTGGGCGCTGGTGCGACGGCCACGGGCGCCTTGGGCGCAGCACCCTTGCGGCCGTTCAGCCGCTTCTCGGCGATTTCTCTCGACAGGCAATAGCCCTTGATCTCGTTCTTTTCGCGATACTCGCCTTGCGGGGGTACATAGGTCAATTTCACTCCGAAGGGTTTCTCGTGCAGGTCGGTGGTGTCGTCCAGCACGCCGACGCCGACGGCCCGGCAGATGGCCGACAGCGCGCGCTCGGCGATCTGGACGGCGGTTGGGTTGTCGTTGACCAGGTTGAGGCGGTCCCACGCCAGCCGGCCGTTAAACCCATCATCGAGTACCTGGTAAACCAGCTTGAGCGCCTGGCCACCCTTCTTGGTGGTCTCGATGGCGGACTCGGTGATCATCACCTCGTACCAGCCCTCGGGCAGCGCGCCCATTTCGGTCTGGGGTTCCACTTCGCTGGAGTCGAATTTCTTGCCGATCAGTCCACTCAGGAATGCCATGGTTGTTCTCCGGTTGGTAGGTAAGGTTGGTAAGGTTGGTAGGTAAGGTTGGTGGGTTAAATCTCGAACGGCATGTTTGCCGCGAGGTCTTGCCACGATAAAGGCAGGGTCTCGGGCAGGCTGTATCGGTTTTTGGCCAGATACGCCGGTTTCTCGCCGGTGTGCATCAGCCGTTCGCCGGTCGATACGGCGCGCTTGCGCGCGTCTTTGCGCGGGTCGGTTTGCTCGGTTTTGATCGAGACTTTGAAGTTCACGAACAGCACGGCGTCGGCCCACTCTTGTAAAAGAGCGCTGCTGCGGGCCTGGATTTTTGGCTGGTAGCGACCGTATGAATCGCCGTCGGGCGAATCAAACTGCTTGATTTCACAATGCGCGATCAGGATGCAGTGCATCCCGCGATCCCTGCGCAGCGCGTTGAACCAGTCCAGCAGCACGCGCCAGCGCTCGGCGCCCAGCACCGAGTCCTTGCCGTAGGCTCGCTCCTTTTCGGTGTGCGTGGCCGCGATTTCCGCCTGGACGATGTTGTCCATCCAGTCGGCCGAGTCGAGCGCCACGGTCCTGAAGTCGTGGGCGCCTTCGTGCAGAGATGACAGCGCCTCGATGGCTTCGTCGGTCGATGAAACCAGCGGGAAAGCGGGCGATTCCAGCACGCCGAGGCCGTCTTCGGTGGGCAGGAAGATGGGGTTTGGCGCACCGGCGGCGAAAGTGGTTTTGCCCGTGCCGTGCGGGCCAAAGAGAACGATGCGCAGGGGGGCGGGCCGCAGCCCGCTGGTGACTGAAGACAAATCGAAGGCCATGGTCATCTCCAGATCAGCGGCAGCGACGAGACGGCGCTCGCGAAAACGCCCCCCAGCAGCAGGAAGGTCAGCGTGACGCTGATCGCGAACACGATCATGTCAATGGCCGTGGCAATCATTCGACTCCGGCGTTCCATCCGCGCGGCCCTAGCCAACGCACTGTCACGCTCTGCGTTCAACAGCTTGTTCATTTCTTCTAAATTCACGGTTTGTTCTCCTATGTTCGGTTCGTTTCGGTTGGATTTCACGGCCACATACTGAAACTTTCTGCTGTTTCGCCACCGCGATGATGGTTTGGCGACCGCGCAAGTCGGCGCTGCGGTAAA